CATCCGCTGTGTGAAAACTGGCGCGTCCTCCAAGGCCATGAGGAACCTGTCAGTGTTGGCATAGTATATAATTCTTGGAAGGAGCTGATCAATGGGTAAACGAATTCTAGTCACCGGTGGCGCCGGATTCATTGGAAGGCAGATCATTCGCTCACTGTCTCCTGTTTGGGATCAGAGCACAGATGGTGAACCCCCTGCTAATCATGTGATCGATATCCTAGACAAGGCTCCGGTCTTGTTTAAAAATCTGAAACATCTGTCTAGTTTTAGGAAGTTCTTGACAGACGTAGAGTCTGTCAAGAACGAGTATGATGTAATCATCCATGCGGCAGGCATCTCTGACAGTCGTTTTGATGATGTCGAGAAGTTGATGAAGACCAACTACGAGATGACAGCTAAACTGTTTGACAAACAGCAGAGTTTCACAAACTGTAAGATGATCTACTTTTCATCTGCGTCTGTATATGGTGATCTTCCTTGCGATGAGGAGACGAATACATTCCAGCCGCAGACCCCATACGCATGTTCAAAACTTCTGGGTGATCACCTAGTGAGAGGTACATTACGTACATGCATTGTACGACCTTTTAACGTGTATGGCCAGGGAGAGTTCTCAAAGTATGAACACACCCAATCATTCATTTATCGGGTGGCATGTGCGGCGGCAAACATGTACAGGAAAGAGAGTAGACTGAACGTCCATTCATTAGATACGTTACGTGATTTTATTTCTGTAGAAGATGTCGGCAACTCCATCGCTGGATTCGTGAACTCTGCTATGAACGGTCACTTTTTCCAAGGTGAAGTCTACAATTTTGGAAGAGGTAAAGCGATCTCAATTCGTGACATCATCGCCACAGCTGCAGATGAAATTGGTGGATCACAGCAGTTTGCATATCTGGTTGACAACCCATACAAACCGGATGCATACCAGAACGTTTCGAAGGCTTTATTCACCAATTCGTACTCGAGGCCGTACGATCCTACAACTTTTCGTGATCCGTTAGAAGACCTAAGGTTGATGATTAGGTTTTTCAGGTCGAAGAAGGAAATGTGATGAGCAGACTTAATGTACTTCCCCGTGGATCTCATCACCGCGCAGAGAAGAGTTGGGGATATGAGATTTGGGTCGAGAACAACAACGAGTACTGTGGCAAGGAACTGCACTTCACCGAGGTCGGTGGCTCCACCTCTATGCATTTCCATGTAATGAAACGTGAGACCATGTATTGTGTGGTCGGCGCGTTTACTATCGAGTACATCGATACGAACGACGGTAGCTGCCATGACATCATACTCACAGAAGGAAGCTCTGTCGAGATTCCAAGGCTGACGCCTCACAAGATTAGCTCCCTGCTTCCTGACTCACTGCTGTTAGAGTTCAGCACTCCGCACGAGGACCAGGATTCCTTCCGTCTCTCCAGAACACAAGGTTTATGATGAAGATTAACATCATCGGGCCGTTCACGGTCAACGCACCGTTTGCCTCAGAGATCGCCTTCTCGAAAGGACTTCGAGCAATCGGTCATCAGGTCGTGGAGTATGATCCGAATATCGATTCGGTGGACTTGCTTGCGCGCGACGCAGACTTCACGCTGGTCTTCAAGACCGCCCTGGACCACAACGACATCCTCCTAGAGATGCCAAATGTGATATTGTATCAACCAGATGATGTGAGGTTCCCTCACATCCAGCAGATGCTGGTACAGATGCGACAGTACTCAGAGCATCTGCTGCTGTTCCGAAAGATCGACACCATACCAGAGCAGTTGGGAAGGCTAGCCTTTAAGACTATCCACACACTTCTAATGACGGCAGATCCAGACATCTACTATCCTGTAGAATGTGAGAAGGACATCGATTTCTGCTTCATTGGTTCACTTGGCTCACACGCCCACTGGCAGCGTCATGAGATGATCGAGGCCTTGCAGGCAGAGGGTCACAACGTGGTCTGGGGATCGACTCAGGACATCAGTGTGATCAGGCAGATGTATAACCGTGCTAAGGTCGTTCTGAACCATGCATCAGACGAGTCCTTACCAGTTGGTCAAGGATACGGATATCAGTGTAGACACTTCGAGGCAGGCATGACGCGCTCATGTCTCCTGTCCAATATGGAGCTAGAGGAAGATACCCTGAAGAGCTTTGTTCGTTTCGTGGATAAGGCAGATCTCATCTCTCTCGCTAGAGAACTTATGGACAGTGAGGCCACCAGAAAGATGATGGCGAATCTTCTGTACGATGAGGTGATGGAGAAGCATCATCCCGTGGTGCGTGCCAAGGAACTTACAAATATCCTGGAGAGCCTATGATCCGACTTAATCTAGGGTGTGGCAATGACGTGCGACCCGACTACACCAACGTGGACTTTCGTGCCGTGAGGCCGGAGGTACAGGTGGCTGATCTGTCGACACTTCCGTGGATGTGGACCGATAACTCGGTCCAGGAGGTCATGATGCTGGACTTTCTCGAACACTTCGAGTTCGCGAAGGCCAAGCCAATCTTGCTGGAGTGTAGGCGCATTTTACACACCGGCGGACTTCTTGTTGTCCAGGTCCCTGACATGCAGATCTGTGCACGTGCGATTGTCGGAATGTCGATCCCATGCAACCAGTGTGGAGAAGAGATGCCAACCGAGGACGAGAACGGACATTGTTGGCGTTGTCACCAGGACTGGGATGACGTGAAGGAGGTTGCTATCAAACGAATGTACGGCGGCCAGGACTTCCCTGGAAACTACCATATGAACGGTTTCACCAAGTCGTCGCTACATGCTCTTCTTACAAACACAGGGTTTGTCGGACAGAAGTTCGTCGAGGAGGACCACATGCGTGACAACTGGAACTTGAAGCTAGTCGCGAGGAAATTCTGATGAGGATCGCGTTCGTTGGCATCAAACGACCGTTCAAGACGATCACCAAAGACATCGGTATCGACTACGAGACGTTTATACGTTTCCACATCGAACTTCCTTTTTATTACTCGAAGTATGGTAAGAATGACATCTTTGTCACTACCGTCGATACAGGTGCGAAAACAATTTTCGATGACGATGAGTGGGAAAACCCAGAACATAACATCTACACTCGAGAAGATAAAGATGCGATGATTTGGGTGGTCCAGGAATCATACCTCACCTCAATGCCAGAGGAACAAAAGCCTGAGGTGGTTGTTCACTGGCGTGCGTGGCAGCAATGGGCATGGGATGCTTGTCCGAATGCCACACACTTGCTCCATACTTGTGATCACACCTACGGTGAGGAATGGAAGAGCAATGCGAAGACCGCATTGGGAAACGGACAGCTCTCCCGGATCATCGCGTTCGAGACGTGGCACGTCCGCCAACTACAACAAGAGCTTCAGGTCGGTTTCGAGAATTTCGTGACTCAGCTTCATCTCGGCGTAGATACAGAGATCTATTATCCAGCCGAGAAGGACCCATTTAAGTTGCTCTGGGCATCAGATCCAGGCCGTGGACTTTCAGGGTGTCTCGATGTATTCGGAGAGCTGTACAAGAAGGACCGGCGGTATCACTTACATGTCCTACAACCGGACTACGTGAAGGAACAGCTGTCGGTGAGCCACCCTGGCATCAAAGTACACAGGAACATCAAGAACAGTCCAGAGCTGTGGGACATGTTCAACACCTCCATGTTCGTGCCGTACACCTCGACGTTCATGGAGCCGTCCTCACGTGTCCATCGGCAAGGGATGTCGGCAGGAAGTGTGGTGCTTTACCCCAGTGATCACGGGTCTCCATCTGAGCTTATAATCAACGGAAGGACCGGTGTAATCATTCCCCGGTCCTTAAACAAATACTTCTGGGCACAGAAGATCAACGAGATCAGGGAAAGCGGACAGCACCTCTCCATCGGAACCCAGGCCCGCATGTTCTCCCTCACGGAGGACTGGTCGGTACAGGCAGAACGCTTCAATAGAGTCATAAAGGAACTGCGACGATGAACATCAACGATCCCGATTTTTTCCCCAAGTTTGACATCAAGAACCAAGTTGTCGGGCAGGTCGGCCATGGTTATATCGGTCAGGCGGTAGACGAGCTGTTTAAGCCTCACTGTCAGGTTCTTGTGTCTGACAAGGCGAAGCCCCACCTACAGACACTTTCATCGGTGGTCAAGAACGCCGATGTCATCTTTGTGGCGGTTCCCACGCCCATGAACCCGGATGGTTCGTGTCACACAGGGATCGTTGAGTCGGTGTTGCAGGACATCCAGAACACGGCGCTACAGGAGTCGAGGGAACTCGATGACTTCATCGTCGTCATCAAGAGTACTGTTCCTCCGGGATTCACCCAGAGAATGAACGACAGATTCGCCCTGCGTATCGTGTTCTCTCCGGAGTTTCTCACCGAGAAGAGCAGTGTCAAGGACTTCAAGACGGCCAGCAGGCTCATCCTCGGTGGACATATCGACGACGCAAGTGTGGTGTACAAGTTCTTCGAGTCAGTCTGGATCGACCGTATCCCGGAGAACTACGTCAGTCACCCGGACGGTCCTGTGACCATCCTGAACTGTAGCTCGACCTCGGCCGAGGCCACCAAATACTTCACCAACTGTTACCTCTCCACCGTGGTCACCTTTGCGAACGAGTTTGCCCTGCTCTGCGAGAAGCTCGGTGTAGAGTATGACCAGGTGAAGACCCTGGCACTGCTTGACACCCGCCTCTCTCCCTCACATCTAGACGTCCCAGGACATGATGGTAAGCGTGGCTTCGGAGGTTCATGTTTTCCTAAGGATGTCAGTAGTATCAGACATGTAGCCAAGGAGCTTGGCACCGGTGAGAAGCTGTTCACTGCCGTGGTCGAACGTAATGAGGAGGTCCGTGGAGGGCGTGATTGGGAAGAGCTTAAGGGTCGGGCGGTCGTTGAGAAGTGAGCAAGCATGAGTGCCCTGAAGATCCTGACGTGTTCTTCGAGTTGCTGGAGTTATATCTCACCTACCGCAGAGATCCATCAGAGGGATACATCGAGTGTCGTATATGTGGCGGCTTCTATCCTATGACTGAGCCAGAGGAGAAGAAAGATGATTCTTCGATTTCCAGAGGATGAGGACCTTCTTGCCTGGGAGGTCGCGAACAACAAGGTGGTGTTCACAAATGGATGTTTTGATATCCTACACCCTGGTCACCTCGCAGTTGTACGACAGTGTGTCAGGCGGGCCAAAGACATGTTTGGCATTGTGGTCATAGGGGTGAACTCCGATCACTCTGTGGGGATGCTCAAGGGATCTGGTAGGCCCATCTTCGACGAGACCCACCGTACAAGACTACTCAACAGTTTTCGTGACGTGTCGGTCGTAGTCATCTTCGAAGGTCCTGACCTCCTTGACCTGATCAACGTCGTGAACCCGAAGGTCGTAATCAAGGGTGGCGATTACAAGCATGATGAGATCATCGCCGGTGAGGCGAAGGTAGAGATCGTACCGTTTGTCGACGGGCACTCGACGACAAAGATCATCGATGAAATCGCACGTATGGAAAATCTGGGAAATCACGAAAAAGACTGATGTATAATAGACTAGGTGAGAGTCCTAGTCTATGGTGATTTCGTGATCGACAAGTACACCCGGGTCTCCGTGACCAGGCAGTGTCCAGAGGCAGCAGATGCCCCGGTCTGTGACATCGGTGAGACTATCTTCCAGCGTCTTGGGTGTGCAGGAAATACCCTACAGAATGTCGTTGCCATCGCCAAGGATTCTGGCGACCCGGTCGATATCTGGTACGGTGGGATCTCCGGCTTCCATCCCCCATTCACGACGCTGAAGCTCTGTACATCGTCAAATCTTATGAAGATTGACGCGAACTACATAATCAAAGAGCGACTTGTCACGCAGGATGACGAGATTGTCTGTCGGCTTGATAACCGACGGACTTTTTCTGTTTCCGCACCTCTAATCACCCCCTGTCCTGAGTTTGACCTCGTGATCATCTCTGACTACGGCTTTGGCGCGGTCACCGCTGAGGTGGCCGCCAAGCTGCTAGCGATCGGAAAGATCTCCATTGTCGACTCCAAGCGAGAGGATCTTACAATCTTCAGGGGTGCCACGGTCTTCAAGCTTAACGAGCATGAGTATAGCAGGCAGGTCGCCCGGATGGCCACCACCGACGACAGGTGTGTAGAGGCGCTGTGCCACTACTGCATTGTCTCCCTTGGGGACCGTGGGTGTGTGGTGAAACATTTCGAAGGACAGGGAAAGTCCTACCGGATCGACAGCGCGCACCATCGCAGTTTCCCCGCCGATGCCGAGGTCGATGTGACCGGGTGTGGCGACACGTTCACCGCAGCGCTTGGTCTCCGCCTCTGTGAGGTTCCAGAGATCCACAGTGCTGCCAGATACGCGAACTATCTTGCTTCGCGAGTTGTCTCACATATGGGTCCAGCCGTCCCATCTGAGACAGAACTAAAGACGGCGAAAGGAATCTGATCTATGAAGCTTGCACCCGAAGTACTGGCCGAACTCATCGATATCTTTATCCAGGGTATCACCGAACAGGTGGATGTGTCCAACCGCATGCGCGGTCTCGACCTGAAGGAAGACGGTGTTGCCATCACCTTCACAGCGGAGTGGTTGGCAGCAAACAGGAAGGCCTGAAGGTGGTCTATGAGTACAGGTGCAAACTCTGCGGGGAGGTCACGGAGTACATACGCACCGTCGCACAGCGGGAGTTGCCGGCACCCTGTGAACATTGTCCAGAGGGTGAGGGTGAGCTTATGATCTCCTCGAACTCGTTCTCACTGACAGGTGACTGCTGGGAAAGGGACGGGTACAAGTGATCCTTCTCACCATCTTTCTGACGCTAGTCATCATCACACTAACGACGTTGTTAGTGATCGCCGCCAAGCGCATGCTTCAGTTACAGTCATCCCTTCAGGTCCTTGACGACAGTATCGAGATGTTGGTGAGGTACTGCAAGAAGCTGAGGGAACACGCACTTATCTCCGATGCACCGGAGGTCGTGAAGTTCCACAAGCTCGTGATGGAGGTCTCCAATCTCATGAAGAAGGAAGTCAAGGTCGAGGAGGAGATTACAAATGGCTGAATATTTTGGACCGACGGCGGACGAGGCGATCAACCGATATAACACATGCACGGTCAATGGACAGAGGAATGAGATCTTCAACACAGAGATCAGACCTGTGTTTGAGAAGCTGGTCCACAATTTAATCTATGTCTACAAGTTTCAGAAGCTTGACGACATCCAGACACTCAAGGCAGAGTGCCTCACACACCTGTACGAGATGCTTCCGAAGTTCGACGCCAACCGTGGCAGTAAGGGTTTCTCCTACTTCAACGTGGTGGCCAAGAACTGGTTCATCAACAAGAGCAAAGAGTACAAGAAGAAGGATAGGAACGAAAGTGAGCTGTTCTATGACCTTGATCATGAGAACGTTCGACACAACCCTAGCGTGGTTGTAAAGCCTTTCGAGGAGAACATCCTGGAGAAGGAGTTCTGGGTGGCGTTCTCAAAGAAAATGACCGAGTGGCGTGGGCAGGTTGTGAAACCGAACGAGCGTCTGGTTCTGGACGCAGTTATCTTCCTCTTCCAAAACTCAGGAATCGTCTCTATCTATAACAAGAAGGCGATCTCGATCTACGTCAGAGAGATAACTGGGCTCAACGCAAAGCAGATCGCCAACGCTCTAAAGAACCTCAGAGACCTCTACCTGGAATTCAAAAAGGACTACGATAGCGAAGATGGCGGAAGATACGAAGAAAGTTCTGACATTTGAGGAAGTAGCGAACTCCGTCAAGGACAACGTCGAATCTGACCGCAAGCGTTTGCTTGAGGTCGTCGATGCGATGGAGAATCTCATTGAGAACGACTCGAACGCTGCGCTGGTGATGATCGAGCAGATGGTAAAAGCCCACGATGTCCTGAACCGTATGACACAGCAGACCGCGAACCTGGCAGCTATGCTGCTTAAGGACAAGATGAGAGTCCTACCCGATGACGAGAACGACTCGGTCTTCAATGATATCGGTGAAGACGCTTTCTCCGTGAAACACGAGGAAAACTGATGGCTGACGACCTGACCCAGATATCCATGGACGAACTCACCCGCAGGCTTAACAACCTTGCGGTCGAGTACGATCAGGCCGCGAAGGCCGCGATGGCGAAGCTCGCCAAGGTAGACAACCTACGCAAGGAGCTCTCCCCGCTCGCCGAGGAACTCTCGCGTAGGATGAACAATGGCTGATTTCTTCCAGGATAACGAACGGTTCCGCCGTCCCGAGATCATGCTCGGGGAGCTCCTGCGAAAATATTCACGCGGAGAGATGACCGAGACCTCGTCTTCCCCGAAGGTAATCCACCGTGCCGTGGTGTTGGCGATCGATGAGAACGGTGGTTCACTCTCCGGCGACAACTCCAGGGCGTCCGTTGTGGGTGTCGGTGTCGATGGGAAGGAGCGGACCTACCAGTCTGTGCTCGGTCCGAAGAACCCACGGAACAGTGTAAAGGCCATCATCATCGATGAGGCAAGGGACTCGTTCATAGATGAGTCAGCCGCCAGGGTACTCTGGCCGTTCTTTCCGCCAGACCAGTTCTGCATGCCTATCTCCCCAGGAGAGCACATCTACACGATGTTTGAAGACAAGGCGTTTCAGCACGGCCTATGGCTCTTCAGAATCTCTGGGCAGGACGATCCGAACTTCCTCACTGGCGAGGAGTTCTTCCGAGCACAACTCGGAGGTAGAGACCTCAACGGCTACTTTGATGGTGGCACGGCCCCAGTCCAACAGAAGTCCTCGGATGCATTCTCGACCAGGGTCTCTTCCAAGAAAAAACATAACGATCTCTTCGGCGGATGACACATGTCTTATGATATCTTGAGGGAGTCTGTTCCGATCCTGAAACGTCGAAAAGGGGACATGGTGGTCTCAGGACCGAACAATGCCAGTATCATCATCGGAAGAGATCGGGTCGGGGCGGTAGACAGTGGCTACGGCGATCGCCCTGGCGCAGGTGCTATCCATATCGTGGTGGGTAGACAGGGAGAGGATCCTTCCTTGCAGTCGGACGGTGCAGCGGTCTATATCTCGGCCAAATGTGATCCTGACGACGCCCTAGACATCGACCAAGGATCGAATGAAAGAGGCGTCTCTACCGTCGTACTTCGTGGTGATAGTCTGAGACTGTCTGCCAGGAAGGACCTAAAGATCAGTGTCGGGAGTGCGTGGATTCATATCAGACAGGACGGAACCATTATCCTTGATGGTGACATCCAGCTCGGTGAGGGGACCACAGAGCATCTCGTGCGTGAGTCATTCGTGAACAGCACGTTCGCAGCGCACACCCATCCGCATCCACTGGGACCCACCGGCCCCACAGCGATGCTGGCCCCACCGACGGTCTTCACATCCAAATCACGGGGTTAAGCGCCGCAGACAGGCAGCCAGGTCGCATACTTACAGGTGCGCATGGCGTATAACTTCACCCTGCCGTTCCAACTGGCAACATCTTCCAACGGTTACTTCGAGGTAACGGAGACCGTACTAGACTCAGTTGTGTCCAATGCACGGTCCCTCTTGGTCACGAACTGGGGTGAGAGGCCGATGAACTACTACTTCGGCTGCAACCTCCGCCAGTTCCTGTTCGAGCAGAAGACCGACGGGCTTCGTCATTCAATTGCCGACCGGATCAGTGAGCAGTTCGCTAGGTGGTTCCCGTTTCTCGCCATCGACGAACTGAACGTCCTGTTCTCAAGTGATGAGACCGCGCTCGGTGAAAACGCTATGGCGATTAGGATCACATTTAGGTTTAGCAAAGATCCGAGCAAGGCAGCGACGATCATCCAGGTAGTCAACCCCTGACGGAGTAACTGAGAATGGCTAGGGAAATCACAAGACTGAGGGACATCTCGCTCCTGAACAAGGACTTCGACGCGTTCAAGCGTGACCTCCTGAAGTTTGCCGATGCGCACGCCAGTGGCGTACTCACCGACCGGTCCACACCGTCCACCACGATGGCGTTAGTGGAGCTCGCGGCGTTCGTGGGCGATTCATTGGCGTTCTACATTGACCAGCAGTTCAACGAGCTGAGACCAGACACCGCCAGGCAGCTAGAGAACGTCGTTGCGTTCGCTAAGGCGAAAGGCTACCGCCCGCAGGGAAAGGCGGCAGCAAGAGGGACACAGGCATGGATCATTGAGGTTCCTGCCATTGTGAACGAGCTCGGTCAGGTGGTACCCGACGACAACTATGCCCCGGTCATCTCCAAAGGAAGTCGGGCTGCGGCTACCAATGGTGTCTCCTTTGAGACCTTGGCAGACCTCGATTTCTCCCTTTCTGATGGTCGACAAGTTACTGGATCAGCCTTTTCCGACAACGGACTCCCCAGCCATTTCGTGATGCGAAAGTTCGTGGACATAATCGCAGGTGAGACGAAGACAGAGAGTTTCGTCATCACAGAGTTCAGGAAATTTAAGACCATCGAATTGGCCGATGCAGACGTCATCGAGGTGATCTCGGTGACAGATAGCGAAGGTAACGAGTGGATCGAGGTAGACTATCTCGCTCAGGACTGGGTGTTCGACGGCACAACTAATGATGCCACCGATTCGGAGGATGTCCCGTTCGTCCTCAAGGTTGTCTCGGTCCCCAGAAGGTTCGAGCGCAGCTGGAACCCGTCTACCAAGAAGACATCGCTGATATTTGGGTCTGGTGACGGTGTGAACTTCGACGATGAGCTCATTCCGAACGTGGCAGACTATGCCCTTCCACTGTATGGGAGGCGCACACTCATAAGCACAGCGATCGATCCGAGGAACTTTCTTCTCACCAGGAGTATGGGACTCAGCCCTTACAACACCACGCTAACTGTGACCTACCGCACAGGGGGTGGTCCTGAGGGCAACGTGGACCCACGTACTATCCAGACACCAGTGGACGTGAGTATCTCGTTCGGCTCAACAAACCTGAACGCGGTGATCAAAGGCGACGTCGAGAACTCCGTCCAGTGTGTGAACATAGACAAGACGGAGGGTGGAAAGGCTGAGGAGAGCGTTCGAGACATCAAGATCAACGCCGCCGCCTACTTCGCCGCCCAGGAGCGGTGTGTGACCAGGGAGGACGTCATCTCCAGGGTCCTGTCCTTGCCTGCCAAGTTCGGTAGCTCGGCCAAGGTATATGTCAAGAAGGACAGTCTCTCGCCGTTCTCCATTGATGTACATGTACTGGCATATGACTCGGCCGGTCACCTTACGACCGCAGCTTCCACACTGAAACATAACATCGCCACGTATCTCCGTCAATATAGGATGCTGACTGATGGATACAACATCCTTGATAGTGACATCATAAACTTCAGGGTCAATTTCGGTGTGGTGGTCTCTCCCAAATTCAACAAGGGAGAGGTCCTCTCACGATGTATCGACGCAATGGTGACATACTTCGATCACGAGCGATCGCAGATAGGACAGCCGATCGTTCGGTCAGACGTAAGTGCAGAGCTGCAGGGTGTGGCTGGTGTCATCTCGGTCTATGAGCTGACCTTTTCGAACGTATTCGGACAGATGGACCTGTCGGACTACGCCTCGACCCGCTTTGACTTCCGTGCATCGACCAGGAGTGGTATCATCTACGCTCCGGAGGATTCGATCTTCGAGTTGAAGTTCCCACGTAAAGACATCATCGGGGTGGCTAAGTGATTTTTCGAATTTATCCCACGAAGGACACATTTGTGTCCAATGTGCTACTCCGATCGATCCCGCAGACCGGCTCCAACTATGGACACGCTGAGTCGCTGGAGCTGTACAAGATCGCCGGAATCTCCGGAACCACAAGTGTCAACTCCGGTTCACAATATTCTAGGCTCCTCCTCCAGTTCAACACAGGGACACTGGACACCTTCGTCGACATGGGTTATGTGCAGGCGAGGGCCAAATTCTTCTACATGAGGCTCATCCATGAGACCACCTCCGAGGCACTCCCGTCAAGTTTCGATGTGGAGGTGTTCCCGGTGTCTGGCACATGGGATGAGGGTCGAGGCATGGACACCTCTGACCATACCGACAAAGGTGTGGCTAACTGGTGGAAACGGACGTCCGCCGAGTACTGGACTTCACGCGGGGGAGATTTCCTAGCCAACCCACGTCTGACGACTCACTTCGATCTCGGTAATGAGAACTTAGATGTAGATGTCACGTCGATCTTTCAGTCGTGGGCATCAGGTACGTTCCCTAACGACGGACTCCTTGTGAGGATGACCTCCTCTGTGGAGGCAGTTAGCAACTACACAAACCACTATCTCAAGAGTTTCTATAGTAGACACTCCCAGTGGCCTGACCGACGTCCATACGTAGAGGTCAGGTGGAACGACTTCATGGGTGACGACCGTGGAAGGATGCACTGGAACCGAACAGGTTCGGTGTATCTACACAACGTCGTCGACGGCCAGTATCAGAACCTGTCCATCGGATCAAACGCGCTGATCGTCGCGCTGGCAGACGCCAGCGGGACAGTCATGAGTCTCACCGCCTCGGCCACAGGACTGACCGGCATCTACAGCGCCAGTTTCGCACTTCCTACCGGTTCATACTCCGGATCGCTCTTCTACGACAAATGGGGATCTGGATCATTCTCGTTCATGACAGGAACGGTCTCATTTAGCACTGAATCACCAGTGACCACGACCCCTTCAAGGGAGTACATCGGTAGGGTTGTCAACCTGCGTGACTTCTACGAGCCTGATGAGACCGTCCGTTTCGACACCTATTTCCGTAGGAAGAGCTACAAGCCCAGCGTTGTTCTCACGTCGTCCGCAAACTTGCGACCTGACATTATGGAGCGGGCGTTCTACGCGATCGAGAACGACTCCACCCGTGAGCGGGTGATCCCATTCGGGACCGGATCCTTACAGCACACACGTCTGTCATACGACTACCAGGGAAACTATTTCGTATTTCCGATGTCCAACCTGCACTCAGGTGAGGTGTACAGGGTGATCTTCATGGTCGAGAAGGACGGGCAGAAACAGGTTCTGGACAATGACATCAAATTTAGGGTGAGATGACCAGAGACCTTTTCAAGCTATTCGACACTGTGGGCATTTCCCACGACAGGCTCGTGGCCAGTGAGGCACAGAGTCTGAGTGACATGGCAACAGACGAGACAGAGCAGGACTTAATCATCAGGAGATCAGAGAGACTCCTGGAGACCGAACTCAAGGTCGACTACAATGATTTCGCGAACCATGTCTGGTTCAACAGTGCCCTCGACTACTTCAATATCTCTGGTGAGAAGATACTGAACAAGTACCCGTCGGCCGGCACCCGCGCCGATCTTGAGAATTTCGTCGATGACCTCGACGGATACCAACGACATGTCCTGAACTCATGGCCGACCCGCCTTGGCCATCTGAACTTTAGGCCGGCCGTGTCTTCGTCATACGTCCAGATCGATGATGTGGGCCAGGAGAACGGTGTGACCAAGACGTCACTCCTGAGCCCTGGCACAGGCTCTATCTCGGTGGAAGCATGGTACAACTCTGCCAGGCCCCTCACAGGCTCAGAGGAGGCCTCCTTCCTGGTCCATAAGGAAGCCACAGCTGGATACTCAGTGTACCTCAGTGGGTCAACGGTTCACTTCAGAGTGATGTCTGGCTCATCTAATGTGACCGTCAGCGCACCAGCCAGTATCAACAGTGATGGTTATGTGATGGGCGTCCTGGATAGGTCGACCACCTCAGGGACACTTCTCATTTATACAGGATCACTCACACGTTTTCCTGTCCTTGTGTCCAGCGCCTCGGTTACCTTCGGTGGACATCTCTATGGTGCAGCCAGTGCGAGTCTTTTCATCGGAAGCGGCTCTGTCACCGGAAAGACGACGATATTCTACTCTGGCACCGTGGACGACGTTCGTATCTGGCGCGTACCGCTCAGTCTCGAACACATGAGTTCATCCTACAACAGGAAGAACTTCGCACAAAGCTCACTGGTGGGGTTGTGGCGGTTCAATGAGACCGGCTCGACAGGTATCACCGGACTCGATAGTATGGTCGCCGACTACTCAGGTCATGGTATCAACGGCAGGATCAGGAACTACTGGTCAGGTGCGAGAGGATCAGGTTCGATGTTCTATGAAACACCGGACCCCATGATGGACATCCGCAATCCAGAGGTCCTTACGTACGTTACCCTGCAACAGGCGTCAGGGTCGGAGTACGACAGGAACAACACCGCGAAGATCACAGACCTGGTTCCTGCGGCGTACCTCGAGGTCTCCAACGACCAGGACTCGGACCTCGTGAGGAACTTTCTCAATATCCTCGGACGACACTACGACAGGTTGAAGCTCTACGCACAACATCTCGCCTACACACTACGTGTGAACTACAGTGAGTACGACCAGGTCCCTGATTCCAAGCTGGAGGACATGGCTAAGTTCTTTGGTTGGGAACTTCCTGGTGGTTTCGCCAACAGTACGGCGATGCAGTACATGATGGGCCGTGATGTCCAGCTCGGTGAACTGTCAAACGAGGAACTTGACCAAAAGCTGTATGAGATCAAGGTGCAGTTCTGGCGTCGGACCATGAACAACCTGGCACACATCTACAAGACGAAAGGTACTCGGGAGAGTGTTGAGTCCTTGATGCACGTGTACGGCGTGAACGACAATTTCGTCCGCCTTAAAGAGTACGGGTATACCAACCGCAACTCCATCGAAACACAGCGTATGAAGGCCGAGAAGAGTTCGTACGCCCTGTGGAGCAACACAAGCTCTCTGTATGGATCTGTCATGCACTCCCCGGTGGGCCAGCTGGTTCCGTTGGCCAACTACACCGTAGAGACCAGGCTTAGGTGGCCAACCACAGCAAGTGTCGTGATGGCCGCCACGACCCTGTCTGGATCGGTGTGGAGACTTACCATGGGCGGTGAGGAGTCACTCCGATGGGAGAGGAACGCCCTCTCGTCTAACACTGGCTCACTCATCCTGATACTTCCCCAGACGGCACTAACCATGTCGGGCCTTCCGATCTTCAACGACAAGTGGTATCACACCAGTGTCGTGAAAAACGTTACGTCTGGAACCTACATCATCGGTGTACGGCAGGAGGACAACGGTGTGCTGGTCTACTCCACATCCTCGGTGTATTTCTCATCATCGATCGCCGGATTTGTCACAGACCCTGTCAACGCCAGTAAAATTTCTGTAGGTCAGTCAGGAACGTTGGCCACCCAGCAGTGGCAGGATGAGTTCAGACTGTGGAACTCTCCGCTGCTCCCAACAGAGCTGGACGACCACACCCTCAACTACCAGAGCTACGGACGTAGTTTTGCCTCTAAGAACCGTGACCTTTGTATCCACTGGAGGCTGAATGACGGTGTTACTGCGACAGCTGCCGGTGTACTTGCCTGTACAGATTTCTCCTTGAACACCCGACACGGTACAGGTAGCTTTCCGTCTGGCTCGTTCCCGTTCAAGAAGTTCTTGAACTCATACAACTATATCGGATCACCTGACTTCGGTTGGACAGAGAACAAGGTGAGAGTGTTCGACGGTAAGACCATCAAAGCCGTGGACAGACCGGTGGACTCTAAGCTGCTTGCGCTCGAGTTCAACATGATCGACCAGCTCAATGAGGACATCTCGCAGATGAACGACTCCTTGGATGAGATGAACGATGTGATCGGAAACGGCGCGACGATGTATCGCTCCTCATACACTGGACTGGAGACCATGAGACGTGAATATTTCCGCCGTCTGACCGGTCGACTCAATTTCCGTGTGTTTATCGACATGTTGGACTTCTTCGATAAGTCATTCATTGAGGTTGTCAGGAAGTTGATCCCTGCCCGTGCAGTGTTCCTCGGGGACGAGATCGTGGTCGAGAGTCACATGTTGGAGCGTCCGAAACACCAGTACGAGTACAGACCGATCCGTGAGATCCAGAACATTCTCATCGGCGTTATCAGGATGCTCAAGAGATGAGTAAAGACCCGAAGATTAAGTTCTACAACGACAGTACCTCTGTCATGAGAGGTCTTCTCACAGACGGCGAGTTGTACTCGCTCGTTGAAGGATCAATCGCAGGGTTTGCCACCCTCAACCTGGGCGGGCAGACTTGGGGCGTCGGAGCTAGAGGATGGACCGGCGGAAACACCAACGGTTACACTTTTGCTAGAAAAGGTGTTGAGGCGGAAGGTTCTCACCTATTTGAGCAAATTGTCAGAGGATTAGACTGGATCGCTTGATAGTTACCTGAAGGACAAAAAGCCATGGCTATACAACTCTCTGTTTCTGTTAGGAATGCCCGTCTAGATGCGATCGAGACGGCCACAGGCACCAGCGCGGTCGTGAAGATCAAGACCGGTCCACCTCCGGCGACCTGCGCCACCGCAGACAGCGGGACGGTCCTGGCGACGTTGAACCTGTCATCGGACTGGTTAGACGCCGCCGCGAGCGGTGTGAAAGCGAAGACAGCAACTTCATGGGTGGACTCCTCCGCCGACGCTGACGGCACCGCCGCCCACTTCCGTATTTACGCATCTGACGGTTCGACATGTCATATCCAAGGCACCGTGACTGCTACCGCCGGCGGCGGGGACATGACACTCGATAACGCGGTTCTTGCCGTGGGACAAGTTGTGTCCATCACGACCTTCACGCTCACCGACGGAAACGCCTGATCGTCGTTTGGAGGTACTGAATGCCCGTCGCAGCAGTCACAGTTACACTGGACGCTGTCACGTCCGGCCCAGTGTATCCTGCGACTGGATCTGACTTCTATTCTGTCACAGGTTTCAAAGCCAAGTCACTCTATCTGTTTACTGAACTGAGCGGTACAGTCTTTGACCGCGCAGGTACAGTTGACCTCACAGAGTCGGGGACCCCCACATATAGTTATGAATCGAAGGGTGGAAGGCTCGGTGTACTCTCTGATACCGTCGGCGATCGGCACACAAACACCACAGTGAACGAGCCCGCAGCTGCGGACTCGTTCATATATGGTGTTGTTGCAACACATGGAGGTGTCGGTCAGGGTGACATTTTTGGTTACATGGCAACTGTGACTAGAGATTACGCCAACATCTACGTTCCCAATAACAACCTCGGTAACGTGGCATGGCGCCTTGTCTCTAACGCTAGTACACAGGTAACGCATATCGCCACAGGTCTGGCGATGACTTCTGGTAGCAATGTGCGTACCCCACACCTGATCATAGCGCAGGTGGACAGGGCTGCGAACGTCGCAAGGTTACATGTAAAGAGACTCGGTACGGCAGGTGTATCAACGTCAGGAACCCTGGCGGCCCACACTACATTCAACATTGGTGACGTGGCAAATTTCGGAACGCACCCAGGATTCTCGGTCGCGGGAAACTCGGTCCACTACGCCTTCGTTCTGACAGGATCTGACGCCGAAGGCACCACCACCCCGGAGAAACTGGCAGAACGTCTCGGCTGGGCGTCTGTAGCTGTCGGTACTGTAGCATATACGCCAGTGGAAGGAAGCCTGGCCAAAACGCTGGGTGCGGTGTCAGGTTCTTCGTCTGCAACGTCAACAATCAGTGGGTGGACGCCTGGGTGGACGCAGACGAAGACCGGTGGAGGCAGTGGATGGAACGCCGGTGCATCATCTGTCGAATCGATCACCGGCGACGGGTACATAGAGTTCATAGCTGGAATCAACTCAGACAAGATGGTCGGGCTCTCTGAGTCTGACCCTAACGCCTCTTATGACACGGTAAAATACGCGATCTATCTTGACACTTCGAGAATCTACAGAGTATATGAACTGGGCAGCTTGAAAGGAGCATTTGGCACAGCGAATGCCAATGATGTGCTCAGGGTCCAACGTAGCGGTACGACCATCTCGTACTATCTAAACCAGACCCTGTTTTACACATCGCTCACGCTCACATCCCAGCCACTCTTCATAGACACGTCGAATTCTGCCGTCGCTGGAACGATCGTAGACATCAGACTGTTCGAAGGTGGGGAAGACAAGCACTTCACCTGGAAAAATGAGATAAACGTCACCCATGCGACCCCGCGTACGCTTGGTGCGATAACTGTCTCCTCGTTGGGCTCGGTCGCGATCGCTGGATTATCTGCCACCACACTCGAAACCCTTGTGATGTCGTCAGTGTTGGTCATTAACTCACCACCTGTGCTGATCATCCCAGCGGCTCAGGACAACTCCCGTACCATTCACTTCCTTGAAAGGAGTGGGTATGACGTCTCTAAGACAGTTGGAGGATCTATCAGAAAGAACAGGTCATGATTTTACCACACGGACGGGTGTTGCGTTGGACTCACTATCCTGTCCTATGGGTTCGCACGTGGAGGGTGCCGACATTCTCCAGCAGATCGCCTGTGGACTTGGATGGCTCTGAGACGCTATTTACGGAACTACCATGACTGACGACAGGATCTACAGTTTCACAGGGAGCGTCTTCCTCGAGTATGACCAAGCCTACACCGAGTTGGCCGGTGGCACTCCGGTGATGCTCCCCAGGCAGTTGTCTGTCTTCAAAAGTTCGTCCACCGAGCAGTACCAGGGGATGCGTTATCGCGATATGCGACAGCGTAAGCAGCTGAACATTGAACAGCTGGACGTCTCTTCGTCACAGGCCTGGAGCCAGACGAGAATCGGTATCTCCAACCAGACATTCGTGTCCCAGCCGATCTCATCGTCAAGACATGAGGTCCAGAACAAGGGTTGTTTTCTGAGTGGAACAGAGAAAATCAGCACAGGTCCAATCCCATTCAGCGCATCGATGTACTACGAGAAAAGTTTTCAGCTGCAGAAAAGCATCTACAAATGGGTCGCCACCGTAGGCGATGGTGGATACAATGCGACATTTGGAAACCAGATCG